CCCTCGCGTCGCCCGTCCCCCTCGACCCCCAGGAAGTGATCCAGAATAAAGTCGAGGCGGTAGGCCGCCCGCTGCGCCGCCACCGTATTCAGCGTGACGAGGTAAGTCAGCCCGGCGGCGCTGTCCTGGGGGACAGGCGTCTGGACTGGGCCGCTGTCCGTCTGGGTCGTCTCGACGGGCATGGGCGGCTCCGGGAACAACTCCTCCTCCCGCTCGCGCAGGCGGCGGAAGGTCTGGTAGGGCAGCGGCCTGAGGTAGCCTTTGTAGCCGCTGCTAAAAACGAGCGGTATGGCGTTCGGAGCCGGGGGGACGGTCGTCACCCGTCCCCCTTTCACACTGCGTCCGCGCGCCTGACGTTTACGGCTCGCCACGTCTACGCCTCCACCTTGATGATGAGGTTGCTGCCCGAATGCACGTCGCCGGGGAGAAACACGTCGTTCACTCCCTCGACCAGCAGGCCATTCAGCCCGGAGTTGGCCGGGATACCGGGCACGACTTCGACGTTGGTGTTCCCGCCCAAGCCACCCGCCAGATCGCGCAGCAGCCGCGCCGGACCGGACACGGGTGAGTGCACGATGTACAGCACCGGCCCCATCCAGTCCGCGAACGCCAGATGATCCACACTGCCCGCGCTGTCGCCGGGGAAGCGGACCTGGGTCCAGGTCACGCCGCCGTCCTGCGTCTTCCATATCGCGCCGGTGGATGTGCCGAGGTACACCTCGTCCTCGCGGCCTTCCGGCAGGGCGATGGTCGAGATGCCCGCGCCGCTCGTGGGGTCGGCCAGGGTCGTGAACGTGCCCTTGTAGTAGTGCAGCAGCGTCCCCGTTGCCCCGCCGATCCACCAGTCCACCAGGGACCGGACGGCGATGCTGTTCAGGGCGGTGGTCACGCCGCTGACGAGGGTCGTCCACGACAGCCCGCCGTCCTCGGACTGCTTGACCGTGCCGCTCGCGCCGACGGCGATGATGTTGGCCGCGTCGATGGCGACGACCTTGCTGACCGCCGCGCCGAAGGCGGTCGTGGTCACGGTCGCCGGGTCGGACTTCTCGGCCCGGCACAGGTTCGTCCCGATGGCGAAGATGAGCGAGTCCCCGGCGGCGGTGATGCTCACGATGTCCGCCGTCTGCCCGGTCACGTCATACGCGGTCCAGGTGAACTTGCCGTCCGCGTCGCGCACCCCCTTCAGGATGTGCGGCGCAGCCGGGCCGCTCTCGGCGGCGGTTCCGAGCCAGATCACCCCCTCCGGGTCGATACAGCCGCACAGCAGACTCACGTCCGCCGCTGCCGTGATCCCGTGCGGGATGCTCTTGCCCGCCACCGGCAGGAGGATGGCGACCGCGCCCGCGTTCACGTTGGTCGTGAGATCGACCCAGGCTTCCTCCTCCTTGCCGTCGGTCGCCCCGGCGCTGTGCCCCCGGTCCACGATGGCGCAGTCGGTGAAGACCTCGATGCGCCGGTAGTTCAGCAGGTTGGCCGGGTCGAGCGTGCCGGTGTAGCGCTTGGAGATGACCAGCCGGTCGTCGGGGCCGAACCGTTCGAGGATGTTGACCGCCTTCATGCGGCAGGTCAGCGGGAAGGTGATCGCCTCCGGGTTGCCGCGCCGGACGGGCATCGGGCGCATCCGGTTCGTGCGCGGGTCCTTCTCGTAGTCGCGGGTGATGGCCCCCAGCGACTCCGTCCACTCGCCCATGCCGTAGGCCAGGTCTTCGACCACGTCCAGGATGCGGCGCTGCCCCCGACCGGGGCCGCCGACCTGGTAGTCGATGGAGACGTTCTTTGTGCTCAAGTAGCTGTTGCTCATGCGTTAGGTCCTCACTTCTTCTTGCTCTCGCGTTCCATACGCCGGAACGCCGCTTCGATAGCCCTGCGAAAATCGGGGTACGTCTCGCGCTGGATGGTCTCAGAGAACAGCCGCGCGTCCGTTCCCGGATGATTGACCGTTGTGAAGGCCCTGAGCTTGCCCCCGACGACCATCCCCGGCCCGGCGTGCGCCTGGGCGACGGGGAGTGTCTTTGCCTGATAGCTGCCGGGGCCGCCCCACGTGAACACGAGCCGCCCCTTTTTGTTCGATTTCTTGGGCTTGATGACGTGCGGGCGCGTACCCTTGTCCACATACTCGAAGATGTCGGCTGGTTGGGCCTTACCGCCTTTTCGACTGCGTGTACGCTTCGGTTTGACGATCACACGCAGCTCGTTGGCCCAGATATTGATCTTCACCTCGAATTCGGGGCGGTTCGCCGCCGACCAGTCCGACACTACGCCCTCAAAGGACGCCTTAACTTCCTCAGCATGCGCCTTGAGCGCATCGAGCATGATCTGCTGCACCCGATACGAGTCCGTAATCAGACGTTTACGGCGGGGACTATCGACTCGGCGACGCTGCATCATGGGCATCAGAACGGCATCCTTTCCAGTCTCATCTGGCGCACGGTGCGCCAGACGAATCGCGCGCCATCTGTCAACCCGAACGGGCAATCCTGCTCGCCTGGCTGAAGCGGGTTGTCGTCGTTAGGGAGCAAGCGATCCCGCCTCCACTTTAGCTGTGCCGGATCGTTCAGCCAGTGAGCGAACTCAGGGGAAAGGACATTTGCCAGCCGCACGACCGCCACCTCTAACCTACCGTCAAGTCGTTCGGTGCTCGGATCTTCCAGTGGATACCCGGCCCGATACGCGATCTCCACCCAGTCCGGCGCGCGGGTGGGAGACGGGTACTCAAACGTGTGCGCGCTGCCGTCATATATTGTGGCCGGGCGCGGCTGAAAGCGACCCAGCTTCGCATTGATCAGCCGCGCCGTGCCCGACATGGTGTAGTCGGCAGATGGATCGCCGCTGCCGAACTCGGCATACTGATCCCATACCAGCGACACGGGCAGTGCCGTATCGGTGGTCACGCGGTACACGTCCACTGCCGTCACGAAGACCGCCGGATCGGTGTACTCTGCTGGCGCGCTAGCGCTCAGCACGGACGGTAGCACAAACATAGCCTGGTGGCCCGCGATGGTGGCCGTTGTGCCGCTTATAGTCACGGTAAGCGGTCGAATTCGCCAGCTAGGATCGCCCGCCGCCACTGCGCCGTCCGCAACACGATAGAAGACTTGCACCTCTTCCGCGAGGGTTCCGCTCGGCACGGTGACGACAAGTGTCCCTTGGCCGTTTGCGTAAGAAACCGCCGCGTCAGCCTTGACCAGCGTTTCCGCCTTGCGGCCGCACGCCTGGATATACCCAAACGGCGTGCGGGCTGCCGATTCCCACCACCTCGCGCCCGTCGCGTTGAACGGCACGCGATCTTGCCGCCACACCGGGGCAACGTCAAAGCCGAGACCGGGCTTCCCCGTCCCTGGCACACCGTCCCGGAGCATAGCCTCAGCCTGGGCAATGTACACCGCCAGTTCATCATGCGCCGCCTGCCCCCACCAAGGCCGAGCGGCGTTGGTGGGGGCATCGTCCCGCAGGTTGTTGAAGTGAACGAGCGAGATGCCCATCACCTCGGCGTAGCGGTCCAGTGGCAGTAGCGTCGGCGTGTTCGAGCGGGCCACGTTACCTATTCCTCACTTCCCACCTGGACCGCGCCCATTTCCGGCCCGGCCCCGGTCACGTCACCAGCGCCAACAGCATCGTCCCCGGCGTATACCACAGCAGGCTCATGCGCTTTCCCTTTCCGCCGCCCTTCCGACGCGGCAGGCTGGACCTGCTCAAATAGGTCGGGGAAACTGCGCAGGATCACCGGGCCATCCACGTCTGCAACCTCGAAGTCCTGTCCCGGCGTCACGGTGTAGCGAATCTGTGTTTCCTCACCGACGATCCCGAATGCCCTTGTACGACTACCGATGTATCGCAGATTCATGCTCTACTCCCTACTCCACGTAAACCGTGAACTGCGCGCCGGTGCCTGTCAGGGTTGCGTAGACCCCGGCAGAAAACGGCACGACCAGCCCGGTCACGGCGACCGAATCACCCTGCGGGGCAGCGACAACGCCTAGCACGGTCCCACTGCCCGCCGAAGCGTTGTCATGCAGCGTCAGCGTGGCCGCCGCGCTGCTGCCTGCTGCCAGGACGAAGCCCCGGAGGACTCCCGCCCTAACGACGGCTGCGCCGGTAGCGTTCCCGTTCTTCGGCTGCATGGCTAGAAGTCCCATCCCTCGAAAACCACGAACAGAACGGCGTCGAGGTCGGCGGTCGTGGCATTCCAAGAGGCATCAGTGGTGAACTCCAATCCCACCTCTTCGCCGGCGGCGAAGCGCGGCGCGCCCGCGTCCGTCTTGAACGTGGGCCGTCCTTCGACAGCGGTCGTCACGGTCTGCGTGGTCGCAGCCTTCTCGGTGCCGTCGATGGTCACGCCGATGGTCATGGACCCGGCAGACGCAGCAGCGCTTTGTTTCCACGAGAAGCCGATCACGTACCCGCCGCAGGGCATGACGATCCCGGTGTTACCCGCAGGAAGCGCGAGTTGCACATCGGACTGGCTTGCGGCGAGGTTGGACGCGGAAAGCGGCCCTACTGCCACGACAGGGTTTTTGACGGCGATAGCTTCTTGCAGCATGGTTCATCTGCCTTTCACGATCCCCGGCCCCGCTGCCGGAGCCGGGGATCAGGTCATGGGTTCGCGTGTTGCGGCGCTCTACACGGTGATGTCGTAGAGCACAGCGGCCACGTCGGTGGTCTGGTTGATGAAGGCGATGCGCACGTGCGCGAACATCTGGTAGGCGTCGTACTCCTCGAAGTACTTGGTCGTGGCGACGATGCGGCGGCGATAGCCGACGAGCCAGCCGGGCGTGTAGACCAGGGTCGCCTGGCCCTTCGTGTTGTTGCCGGGAGTCGCGCTCATCTTGCCGTCCGCCTCGGTCATCGGCGCTTCGGCGGAGACCAGCACCGGGATACCGTCCAGGACGCCGAGCTGCCCTGTCATCGCGGTGGCCTGCGGCCCCATCTTGTCCATCGTGATGAACTCGTCCAGAGACAGGAGCTTCACGTAGGTCGAGAAGTCCACGATCCAGGCGAGGTTCTTCGGATTGTAGGCGTACTTGGCCGCCATCGTCGCGCGCGTGGCGCGCATCAGTGCCAGGGTCGGCGACCCGGCAGCATCGACCGCGTTGGCAGTCGTGGTCACGAGCGCCAGGTGGCGCAGACCATCGAAGGCCAGATACTTGGCTCCGGTAGCGGGGGTACTGTCGTCACTATTGATGTTGCCGGTCGCAGTGGTAGTCGTATCGCCGTTCAGCAGCACATGGTCGATTGCATCAGCCATCGCACGCACGGCCTGGGTGCGAAACTGCTGTGCCACCGGCACGAGCGCGTCTTCCACCAGTTCTGACGAAAAGCCAACGCGCAGGCTCAGCTTCTTAGCCGTGAGTGTGACCTTGCCGGTTCCGATCTTGCTGTCCGGCACCGGGTGGGTGCTGGCCGCCAGGGTCAGGTCGTCCTCATCGGTCGTTTCGGCGGTGTAATACACCGTCGGGTCCGTGCCTTCGAGAGGCACCTCGTAGGGGTTGGAGGGCATCTCGATCTGGCGGAAGAGCTGCAACACGACGTTGTCCTGCCGCGCCTGGAGCCACAGTTCGGAACTCCACAGGTCGGGCACCCATTCATCGCCGTACCCGGTCTGCGTCGAGTGGTCCAGTTCGTTGGCCTTCATCGCGCCGGACTTGCCCTCGGCGACTACCTTCTCCGCAAAGGCACGGCTGAAGGAGTCGCTGACGCCGCCGTGCTGCTTCAGCATCAGGTAGATATGCGCCATGTCGAGAGCCTTCAGGCTGTCGAACCGGCTGCCCACCTGGATGCGCGGCGAGTCGCCGCCGATCTCCACCTCGCCGGTGCGGCCCGGCAGACGGCGGGCGGGCTGCTGCCGTTCGGCCAGCTTGCCCTTCAGGTCTTCGTTTTCCTTGCGGAGCCGTTCCGCTTCCTCGGCGGCGGCCTTGATGCGCGCCTGTTCCGCCTCGTCCTCTTTCGCCTTCAGCGTGGCGGCCACGCCATCGGCGATCATCTGCTTGATCTGTTCGGGGTCCATATCGCTTTCTCCTTGAGGAGACTGATTGTTTCGGATGGAAGAGCTGCCACCGCCATCCTGCCCCTCTGCGGGCGCGCCCTCGGTGGCGTCACCCGGCTTGAGCAAAGACGACATCGGCAGCGAGAGACTCTTGTAAGCGCGCTGGGCCGTTTCCAGCGTGCAGGTGTGCACGTAGCCGCCCTGCACGGCGCGGATTAGCATGGCTCCTCCCACGCCAAACATACGCGGTTCGGCGGGGGTCGGGGTCAAGCTGCCCTCGACGATGGGCCAACGCTTGATTTGCCCATCGCTGTCTACATGAACTTGGTAAGGAAGTGCACCGGATGACCAGGCGATATAACCTTGCTCGATCAGCCAGCGCAACTGATCGATGTACTCGAAGTGCAATTGCATCTGGGCCTCGGCCCACAGCCCGATGTCATCGGTCTTCAGGGTGTCGATGGCACCGATCAGGTGGGTGCGGATCGTGCCGTCCAGCCCGTGCTGGTAGAACATGGGCCGCGCCTGCATCGGCCAATCCAGGGCCAGGTACGTCTCCGGCGTGAAATACTCGCCGTACAGGTCGCGCTTCTCCGGGCTGCCCCACATCACGAGATACCCACCGACGCGGGAAGGCGTGGCCTCGCCCCCGTCGCCGTCGGCTTTCAGGAAACGGACGGCGTTCGTGGGCTTGCTCAGGTTCGCGGCCAGTTGATTCAGGTCCATCAGATCACCTCGGTTTCAGCGGCGGCGAGTTCGCCGTCGTGGATGTGCGCTTTCGCGGTCGTGATGCGGTCGAGCCGTCCTTTTGCTTTTTCTTTTGTCGGTGCCAGCGAACATTGACACCGGAACCCGCCGCATTCCAGGCTATCGGACTGGGGCATGATTCCGGCCCGCATCCAGTCTTTGGCGCGGTGACGCTGCCCATTGGCGTCGGCGCAGGTCGTGCAGTGCTCAGTCGGTCCAACGACCCATTCCATCATCTGATTACTCTGAGCCGACAACTTACCCAACTCGAAAATACGCCGCAGGCCCTTATTCACCCACAGGTCAATCCGTCGCAGGCATTCTTCGCGTGCGGCGACAAACTCGCGGTACTTCTCCAATGCCTCGCGCTGCATTTCGTACCGCGTATCCGGGTCACGCTCTTCGTTGGCTCGATCCTGCATCTGCACAGCTTCTCGGTATAGTGGCATCACTTCTCGGTAGATATGGTTTGCGAAAGCCGTCCAGTACGAACGCTCTGCTTTGATTTCCAGTTTCAATGCATCCTCTTCGTCCTCGTCCAGTTCGTCCGCCGCGACCCCACCGGCGTCGAGACCGTCGAAGAAGGCGGCGCGGAACGCCGTACTGATCTCGGCCCGACCCAGATCGCCGAACTCCTGACGCGATAGGGCCGGTTCCAGCGTGGTCCGGTCCAGGTCGGTCGCCCGGCTCACCAGGTCATAGAGCGCCGCCCGGTACAAGGCTGCCGTCTCACCATAGTCTTTCGCCGCCCGACCGTCGAAGCCGCTATCCGTGTAGTGGCGGTTGTAGTGCGCCTGGGCCAGCTTGAACACGTCATCGCGGTCGGCGATGACCGTCTTGAGGCAGAGGCGGACGTAAGCCGCCGTATCGACCGGGATCGTCACCGGCGCGAAGCCGTTCCCGGAGATCTTCCAGTTCACCAACTCATGCAGCACCGGGTCGGGCACATCGGTAGTCAGAGAGAAGCCGCTCTTGACCAGCGCCCTCGCCTGCCGGAAGATCGAGCGCACGCCCTCGGCGGTAATCGCGTCAGTGCTTGTTAGAGATCGGTGCAATACGTCGGCCAGGAAAGCCGGTATCACCTCCGGTTGGAATGGTCGCACGCCATCCTGTCCCAGGCGCGCCAGGGCGTACTTCTGCCAGCGCACCAGTTCACGCTCGATAGTCTCCGGTCCAATCGCCTTATCGGTGCTCTCGCTGATACCGTCACCCACGTCATCCCCGGCGGACTCGCGCAGTTCAGCGCGCTCCTGGGCGTCTTCGAGCCGCGCCGCATCGTCCCTGCCTTCGCTGGAATGGCTTTCGGTTTCCATACCGGTTTGCGACGCAGGCTTTGGTTCTGGTTGGTAGTTTTGCTCGAATTCGAGCATTTCCCCGGCTACCATGTGCACAAACATCAGATCGTCGCCGCCACCAAGAGGGGGAAGACCGCGTTCTTTCCGCCACTCGTTGACTGTCAGGCCCTTTGCGCGCTCCCGCTGTTCCTCCAGTTCCAGGGCGCGCTCGCGGGGCCGAATGTCGTCGAAGCGCGCCAGCAGCCGTCCTTCGCCTTCAGATGTTCCGTAGAAAGTAAGCAGTTGGTCTGTGATAACCTCTGCCAGTTCCACCAACAGCGGCCAGGCATTTTCTTCGAGGAAAATACGCTCGTTGACCTTGCGATCATCGGTGTTTTCGGCGGGCAGCAGGTGGTAAGTGCCGAAAGCGCGGTATACCTTTTCCGTCTCCCATTTGGAGCCAGCTAACCAATCCACGTCGGTCTGCGAGAGCCCAATTGCCTGGAACTGGGCCTTGCCACCTCGTATGAAGGCGGTTCGGCGGTTCGTGCCACCGTAGGAATCGCGCCAATCCTTTTTGATAGCCGAAAAGGTGTCGTCATCTACCCAGTCGGTAATATTTACTACACCCGCAGGGACTGCGCGCTCCTGCTCGAACATGGATCGATTCCATTCGGCCATCCTGCGCCCGGTGGTGGCGGCAAGTGCGGCGGCAGCCAGCGTTGGTAGACCGTATAGATCGTGGTCATCAAAGGGATTCGGCTGCCGGAAGTGGATACATTCATTCGCATCTACAGGGATGACCAGACCGTCGATCTCAGTTACATATCCGGCGATATATGACTCTTTGCTCAGGACAACGCGCGTGCGGCGTGGATTCATACGCCAGAGTTCCAACGGCGCTCCGTTCGGCGGTCCAGCCAAAAACCAATAGGCATTGCCGCTGAGCTTGAGATCGCTCACCAGATGCCACAACAGGCGCGTGCGTGTCAGAAACGGGTTTGGGTTTTCGAGTAACCGCAGCGCCGGGTGGCGTTTGACCTCCTCGTCCTCTCCGTCGGCGCGCTCTCTATACAGTCGTAGTTCCGTACTCGATACACGGTTGGCGAAGGCATTGACGGCAGCATACACCGCCTCGCTCAACACGTAGTGCGACGGTGTGGCTATCGCGCTCGGTGGGGCAGGTTCGCCGTAGGAGCTACCTACAGGACTTGGATAAAGAATGTATGGCGCGCGACGAACTGCCGATGGCACATGGCGGATGATCGACGACACGCGGCGTATTACCGGAGCCGCAGGTATCCGAACGACAGCCAGCGCCCGCTGCGCGATAATGCTCCACCCGCTTGCCACGTCGCCGAACATAGGTATCGAGACTCTCCTACCGGTTCCGGCGTGGCTTGGTGACTGACCTGACAGCACCTGCTGACGATGCGTCCTCGATCACGATGGCGTTGCCGATGTGTATCAGGTGATTTACCAGATCGCCGGGCAGCGTGTGCGCCGTTAGGTCCACCTCGTTTCCCTCACCGTATTCGCCCGGCGGGATGAAGATGAAGCCGGTCATTATGCCCCGGTAGCCGGGGGTACGAATGCGTCTCATCGGAAACTCCTATCCGAAATCGACCGGACTGCCGGTCGGGGCCGTACAACCTGCCAGCGCCAGGGCGTAAGCGTCGGCCAGGTCGTCGTGTTCGCCCTCCGGCGCGCGGAGAGAACTTCCTTCGATGCTCCCCAACTGGACGTGCGCCGCGAAGCTATGTAAGGTGGTTGCCTGTTCACGAAAGGCGTCCGCTGCCCCGTCGTAGAGCAGCGTCTTGCCCTGCGTGGTGGAATGCCAGCCGTCTTTGCCGTCGAAGCCGTGCAGCCGCCGCAGCCGGGAGTTGTCTTTGAGCCACAGCAGCACGGCGTGGCCGTGATTGTTCCGCTCGACCATCAGGCCCGCGCGGTTGTAGAAGGTGCCGATCCGGTCGGCGTGGGCGGCGATGACGGCGGGCTGGAACTTGCCCGCCAGCTCCGCCACCTGTTCGCCGGTCTCGCGGCAGATGACTTCGAGGGCCGAGTCGTCGCTGGTGGGGTTGCCCTCCGCCGGGTCCACCCCGACGATGTAGCTGTGCCCCGGCTGCGGCAGCCGGTAGACGCGCAGGCCCGGAATGGCCGGAAAGCCCTCTGGCAGCGGGATCGCGCCATCACCGACGCCAACCGCGATCAGGGGGGCGGCTTCAACGTAGCACTGCTCGATCCAGTCCGGCGCGATGCGCTTGTCCAGCGTCCGCGCCGCGAGGGCTTCGGTGTCGGTGGCCGGGTACTGCTCGTGCAGGTCATCCAGCGAGCCGGTCCGGGTCAGGCTGTCGCGCCGCTGCGCCTCGTACCAGGCGTCGTCTCTGCCGGGGTGCGCCCGCCAGGAGAGGAACACGCTCACCCAGTCGTTGAGGCCCTGCTTCGCCGCCCGGTAGATGTTCTTGAAGTCCGTCTGCGGGCGGCTCTTGTCCGGGCGTGAGAGCAGGATCATCCGCCCGCCGTTGTCGATGGTCGGCTTGACCGACCGGATCAGCCGTCCCTGGTCGGTGAGCAGGTCGAATTCGTCGCCGATGACCAGCGTCCCCGTGTACGAGTCGCCCGCCGTCGTGGGAAAGGCAATCGCGCGCGAGCCGTTGCTGAGCGCCCACTCGTGCGCGCTGTTGACTTCGACCGCCCGTGCCTTCATCCAGGCCGGGAGCCGCTGGTAGATGCCCTTCAGCCGGAAGTCGAGTAGATCGATGGACTCAGTGTCGCGGCGGGAAAAGAGCAGGATCGTCGCCGCTGGATGGAACAGCATCAGCCACAGCGCGAAGCACAGCGCCAGCCAGGTCATCCCGATCTGCCGCGCCTTCAGCACCACGACGAGACGGTTGAGTTGGAAGGTTTTGAGCACGTGCGCCTGGTCGGGCCACAGGTGGAAGGGAATCCATTCCAGCGCGATGGCATCGTAGACCGAGCAGTAGGTATGCACGAAGTACAGCGGCGAGAAGCTGCATTTCAGCCACTCGCGCGTTTGCCAGGCCGTGCTGCTGCCGCCGGCGCGGGCGCTACTCGCTGCTCGCGTCGGCGTCTTCGGTAGGGCGACCAAATTGCTCTTGCTCCCAGGTCTCTGCCTCGTCCCGCGCGGCAGCCAGGTCGTCACCCGTCAGGACGGCCAGCGACCCCGTCACGTGGTGCTCCTCCGGGGCCTTGCCCACCGCCCGGTCCAGAATTTCGACGGCGGCCTTCTGCTGAATGCGCTCGTCTTCGCTTTCCAGCCCTTGCACCAGTGCGTGCGCGGCGTCCTCGGCCTTGTCTTCCAGGATGCGCTGCACGCGCAGTCGCACCCGCCGGCGCACCTGCTGCGCGATTTCGTTCAGTTCTGCCCGCCGGGTCTCGCCCCAGCGGTAGAAGGTCGAGCGCGCGATCCCCGCCTGGCGGCACGCCTCGGTGTCGGACAGCACGCGGGCGCGCGCGAACACGTATTCCAGTTCGGCGTCGCCCAGGTTATCCAGGAGAGGGTTCAGATCGTCCGCCATCGGTCCAAACGTGTCCCAAAGTGTCCCAAAACGTCTCAAACGGTCCCGCTGCCGTCTCAGGGTGTTCCCGGCAGCAGGCGTAAAACCCCTGCTACACTTCCAGCGTAACAGGGCACACCCCCCTATATCGGACATAACGGACATCTTTGAAATCAGTTTTCGGGAGGCAGTCCCGGTGCAGCGCCGAGCTGCGCCCGCTCGAAAGCCCCGGCTTCGTCGCGGGCCTTCGCCAGGTCGTCCGCCGTCAGCGGCACGAGCGTCACCTTGTGCTGCACTGGCGCGTCCAGGTCCAGCAGGCGGTTCTGCCGTTCCATGATCCTCAGCGCGCATTCGATAGTCGGCACGTCCCCGTCGCGCGCCCGATCCCAGATGGCGTTCAGCAGCACGTCGTAGCGCCGCAGTTGGATGGCGAGCCAGCGGTCGGCATCGTTGGCGTAGTGCTGCTTCCACTGGCCCACGACGGCCCGCACGTCGGCGCTGACCGTGCCCGGCGACACGTCACACACGGCGGCGATCTCGCGGTAGGTCGCCCCGGCCAGCAGGTTGGCCGTGACGATCATGCGCCGCTGCTCGATCTGCACGCGCTTCTGCGTGTCGGCGTGCTGTTTGGAAGGGTGCTTCCCCTTCGCCGGGGTAGGTCCGGTCTCACCAGAAAAAACCGCGCGGAAGCCCCCGGCTTTAGCCGTGGGGTTCATGACTCTGTTCAGTCATCATGGTGTTCAGTTTTTCGGCTTTCCCTCTACTCGCAGGTGGGCAACCAGCCGCCTCGCCGACCTACTCGACGAACGGCCTGCCGCGCTTCTAGCCTCGCCAGATAGCGCCGCACCTGCCGGTCCGACATGTACAGCCGACCCGCAATGGCTAGTGTCCGCGCCGGTACGCCCGTATCCCGTACCACCGCCTGCACCATCTCGACAATCTGCCGCTCGAAGGTACTCACTCCCTATCTCTATCTCCGGGCAGACCGGTTCCCATAAGAATTGGCGGCGGGGACTGTCGCCTTTAGGCGACAGGGGAAGCCGCCGTTCCTCCTTTCCAGGATCGGTAGTTGACAACGACCGGATAACCTGCTATACTGTGGGTATGACTGATCCACGTTACCGCCGGACTTCCGGCGCGGTTTTCACCCTTAAGTATCACTTCGTCTGGTGTCCGAAGTACCGACGTAAGGTCATGGTCGGCCCGGTCGCAGAGGACCTGCGCACCCTGTTGACCGAAAAAGCCGCCGAACTGGACGTGGTCATTGAGGCATTGGAGATCATGCCCGATCACGTGCATCTGTTCGTGTCGGCAGACCCGACCGAAGCGCCACAGCG